AGAAAATGGAGCCAATCCTAAAAATAGATGCATAGCTGGGGCTAAACCTATGCACAAAGCAGTTTTAGGTCCAATTACATGGCAGTTAGAACATTATTTTAAACAATATTTTCCTGGTTATTGTGGCGGGAAAAATTGGGAACAAATGGAAAGCATGATTAATGATTGGCACAAAAATGGGTTCATACATTCTTTACAATTAGATGGTAGCGGTTTTGATCGTACCCAAAATATTAAAATAAAAGAAATTGTTGACTTCCAAATATATAAATTAATTGAAGATAAAGTACACCATGTACCAAAAGAATTATTTAAGAAATTTGCATACAGTAGAATTAAGAGAATAAATGTTAAATCATATCACAACAAACAAGAATATGATTGTGGATATGTTGAAATAGAAGGTACTGTATTGAGTGGAGCAATGGATACAACCTTAATGAACACTGTTAGAATGGCTCTTTATAATCGCTTCACCAATGAATATAAAGCTGGATTAATATATGGGTTGGATTATGAATGCATTGCAAAGGGAGATGATACAGTTTCAGTTTATCAAGAGTGGGTAGATAAACAAATGGTGCAAGAAAATTACGATAAGGTTTTCTTCCCTAAAAATAAAGCAAAAGAAGAACATTGGGGTGAAATAACACATGGATTAGGACAAATAGCTAAATTTTATCATTGGGGCCCTTTGAAAGACATTGACTTTTGCTCTGTATCTGTTTTCTATATACCACAATATGACACTTATCGTATGACAAGGAAATTGGACAGATTTTTAACACTTAGTGGTTATAGTACTAAATGTGTAGGAAAGTTGGGGTCTTTAATGCATATTTTATACTGTCAATCACTATTTATAGCTAATAACAAATGGCTTGAGAATTTGCCAATTTTCAGAGCTTATAATTATTTATTCAGGAAACAACTCCCTTTATTAGCCAACAATGCAACTAAAAGAGTTGAGAGGATGTATAACGTCGTAAAGACTTTAGAATTTGATGCTTTCGCTAAGGTCGATTTTACAGGAATCTTAGAAAATGATTTCAAATATAAATTTTATAATAATGTAGAAACACCTAGAACAAATGACTATTATGTTGTTCAAGCTTTTTATGATGATTTATTATATCGTTATGATATAACAAGAGAAGAAGCTAATCAATTAGAACAAGATATAATTAATTATAATGAAGATGGGTATATATATAGTAGTGTAGTCGATAAGATTATTAATCATCAACAACATTACAGAACTTGGCAAGAATATGAAACCGACAGCATTTAAGCTGGCACCAATAAAATCACTTGTGGGTAATATATAGTTAATTAATATAAACCTATGACTAGCCTTGTCTTAGGAGTTAGCGGCCATAAAACGTACAAAGGCGACGAGCTATACTAAGAAAGTAGGCGGTAGGAATAAATTTATAACCACAAGCAGATTACATGGTTAAGCAGCTTGCTAAATAGCTGATTATGTTATAGC